ACGAGCGGGAAGACCTGAAAAGCCTGAGCGAAGTATACAAAAACGTGATCGGGTTCGGCCAGCCCGTGGCCCCCGAGCATGTGAGTGAGAGGTTCGGCATTCCCATGCCCGAAGAAAAGCAGTCGATTTTACAGCCTGTGAGTTCCGGCCCAATGGCCATGAAACGCACGCATTCGCTCCAGGCCGCACGATCGTTGATATTGGCGGGCAAGCACAGCCGCCTCACGGGAAAAGTCGAGCCTGGCCCTAATTATGACGCCCATCAGCAGGAAATAGAGGATCTGGCCGACGATTCGCTGGATATTGCTGCCGATGCATGGAAAGGCATCGACGCGCCGATCCGCAAACTGATCGCCTCCAGCTCAACTCTCGAAGAGATCCGGGACCGGATTTTCGATGTTTACAAGGACCTGGACCCAGGCGATCTGGAAAAGCTGGTAAAAGACGCCCTGGTTACGGCGCTTTTGGCCGGCGCCGTGGACGCGGCCAACAATCCCAGGGGGAAACGGTGATGGGGTGAAACGGGGAAACGGGGAAACGGGGATATGGAATTAACGCTGCGCATAGCGGATGAAGAAAAAGTGGTCGCGGCCTTGGACGAACTCGGTAATCGGGCCGGGGATCTCGAGCGGCCGCTGGCGGATTTCGGGGAGCGGCTGGTTCGCAGGATCTCGAAACGATTGTCAGGACCTGCGCTCAAGGAACGAACCGGCAGGCTTAAAGGCTCTTTGACTCACGAGGAAACCCACGACACCCTGGAGGTATCGGCGGGCGGGGCGGATGAAGTGGATTACGCGGCCATACATCATTACGGCGGGATCATCAAACCCAAGAAAAAAAAGTTTCTGACCATCCCGTTTCCGGGCGGGCCTGCGGACCAAAGGGTTCCGAAGAGGGCGGCTGATTTTAACGATACGTTCGTGGCCAAGGGAATCATTTTTCAAAAGAGGGGGGAGCAAATCGAACCGCTGTTTATTCTCAAGAAATCCGTCACGATCCCGGCCAGCCCGTACATGTATGCGGAGGCCTCCGACGTGGAATATCTCAGCAAATCGATTGCCGATTTTATCACGGGGGCGTGGTCGTGAAAGTAATGTCATTCGAAGAGGCTGTGGAATATTTCCGTGATCTGTTTGCCATGACATCGGCTGAATATGAAACCCTGGTGGCGGAAGTGGGGGAGTATGCCTCGGCCCTGGCGTTTACCGTCTCCAAAATCGCGGCGGCGGACCTGCTCCAGGATCTGCACGGAGAAATCCTTAAGTCCATCGAGGAAGGCAAAACATTTTTCGACTTCCGGGAAAGCATCGACGAAATAATGAAGCGTCGGGGCTGGGAAGGTCTGGCGCCGTACCGGCTGGACAATATCTTTCGTACCAATATTCAGACCGCTTACAATGTTGGCCGGTACAAACAGATGAAGGCCATTGCCGAACGCAGGCCGTACTGGGAATACGACGCGGTGAACGATACGCACACACGGCCCAGCCACCTGGCCCATGACGGCAAGATCTATCGTCATGATCATTCGTTTTGGGATGTGTGGATGCCTAGTAATGGATTTAGGTGCAGATGACGCGTGAACAGTATCTCCCGTGAGGAGATGGAAGAAGAAGGACTCAAAGAGGAAACGGAGAACACAAAACTGAAGCCGGATGAGGGGTTTCGATATAACCCTGCGGATGAATCCTGGAAGCCGGACTTAAAGAAATACGATCCGGCGCTGCGGTCGCAATTGGAGGATTGGATATGGGATTAAAAGTATTATACTCGCTGAAAAAAATTGACGGTGCGCCCGGAGAATTTCAGATTTTTCCATTCGGAGAAATTGAGATCGATGGTGAACCGCCAGCGGTTTTGGATGAAAAGGGAATGAATTTGATCGTCGCCAATTTTGAGCGACGTGCAAATGACATGGTCATTGACTATGAACATCAGACCCTCACGGGCGATCAGGCACCGGCTGCCGGATGGGTTAAAAAGTTTATCAATCGCGGCAAAGAGGGGCTATGGGTCGTTGTGGAATGGACCAAACAGGCCACGGAATATTTGGAAAACCGGGAATATCGTTATTTTTCGCCGGTGTTCTGGGTGACGGATAAGGGACGAAATATCATTAACGTCGAGAATGTGGCCCTGACCAATTATCCGAAGATCAATAATCTGAGGCCGATTATGGCCAAGATGAGCATGGATGTGGCCAGGGACGCTATGTCAAAAAAAATTAACATCGGTGAATACCGAAAGGAGGCAAAAATGCTCAGCAAGTTGAAAAAACTCTTCGGACTGGCGGATGACGCAACCGAGGACAAAGTGGTCGAAACAGTAGAGGCCGTGGTGGCCAAAAATACGGACCTGGAAAAACAGATCGATGAAAAATCGAAAAAGGTCGTGGCCAAGGAAGTGATCGAGGCCCTGGACCTCAAAGAAACAGACGGCGTGTCCACCGTGGTGGCATCGATCCATGCGCTCAAGCAGTCCGGCAAAGGCACGGTATCCAGAGAGGAATTCGATAAAATTCAAAATGACCTTCGCAAGCGCGATGCCGAAGAAATCGTTGCCAAAGCCCTGGATACCGGCAAGATCACCCCGGACCAGAAGGACTGGGCCACAGAGTATGCCGAACGTGACCTGGAAGGGTTTAAGGTTTTCGTGAGCAAGGCGACGGTGGTTGTTCCTATGGACAAGCTGCCCAAAAAGCAGTCCCGGACGGATGACGCGATGGCTGATGAGGCGGTGCTCAACGTGGCCAAGATGTTCGGGAATACGCCGGAGGATATTAAGAAATACGGCGGATAGATGATCAGAAGATTAGAAAATCAGAAGATTAGAAGGTCGGAAGTTCGCGGATATTCGGCTTGCCAACTTTCATACTTTCTCATCTTCTTAACTTCTTAATTTTACAACGGAGGTAAAAATGACGGCACTAACTGAAGATAAGAAGCTCGAATACAGGGAGGGAGTGGAAATCTCTTGTCCGGTGGATGATGGGGACACCATCTACGGCGGGGCGTTCGTGTGCGTAAATGCGGACGGCTATCTGGTGGACGGCGCTGACGAATCCGGCTTGATATTCCACGGCGTCTCGTTGGAGCAAAAAGACAATTCATCCGGCTCGGACGGTGATCTGGAATGCCAGATTCGACGCCGGGGCCTGGTCAAAGCGCTGTTTGACACAGCTATCTCACAAGCCAACGTGGGCGACAATGCGTATCTGGTGGATGACCAGACCGTTGACGTGGTCGGGAATGTCACCTATGCGATTTTTTGCGGCATTATCGCGGAATATATCGACACGACCCATGCGTGGATCGACATCGAGCCTGCGGTTCGCTCTTCCGACGCCATTGCACATATCGCCGACGGAACCGACGCCCATGATGCCAGCGCCATCTCCGTGCTGGACTCCGGGGAGTTCACAGCAGAAACCGAGGTTGAATCCGCCCTTGCAGAGATCTACCAGAGCCTACTCACCGCCAAGGGTATCATTAACATCCCCATGCCGGTGATCACCAATGCAGGGGTTGACCTGGCAGCATTTTCGAACGCTGCCGATCCTTTGCCGGGATTTTGCGTGACCGCAGAGGGCCTGGGCATCCGGTGGAACAATCACGGCACGCCCACACCGGTGGGTACAAAGGTTATGGTTCCTCCGGATGCGGATATTACTGCCAATATGACGCTGCATATTCTGGCGGCCAAAGTCGGAGCAACTGTGGGCGATGCCACGAAATTCACGATTGAAGCGTTTAACAACGTGGTGGCTGCGCTCTATGACGCGGATGCGGATTTCGGTGGAGACACGGACGCCATGACCGGCGACGCCACGTCAAAGACCGTTCAGCACGTCACCCTTACCCTGGCGCTGGCAAACCTGGCAGCCTATCCGGCGGCGATGGAGCTGACCATCCAGCCCAAGGACGGCACGCTGGACACGGATGACGTGATCATGCTTTCGGCCTGGATCGAGTATCAAAAGAAGCTGCTCACGGCGTAAAAAGCAGAAGATCAGAAGATTAGAAGATCAGAAGTTTAAAAGATAAAAACAGCGCTTAAATCATAAAGGAGGCATATTATGTTGGTAAACAAATCCAATCTCACGGCGGTTTTCATCAACCTGAAAACCACATTTAACAAGGCGTTCGACGCCGCTCCGGCATTGTGGGAAAAAACCACAATGAAGATCCCGAGCGGGTCCAAAGAAAATGATTATTCCTGGCTGAGCCGGTTTCCCAAAATGCGAAAATGGCTCGGGGATAAGGTAATCAAAACCCTCGAGGCGTTTAAGTACACCATCATCAATGATGACTGGGAGGCCACCATCGAGGTTGACCGCAACGATATCGATGACGATAGTATCGGGATTTATGAGCCCCAGGCAAAGGACGCCGGGTTTTCCGCGAAGCAGCTTCCGGACGAGATCGATGCGGATCTCAAAAACAACGCATTCGCAAATGAATGCTACGACGGTCAGTATTTCTACGACGACGATCACGAAGTGGCCGGATCCAGCGTGAGCAACCTGGGCACGGCCGCGCTTTCCGCTGCCACTACTGCGCTGGCTGCTGCCAGTTATGGCGCCGCCCGCCTGGCAATTATGAGTTTTACGGATGATGAGGGCCGTCCCCTGGCGTTGATACCGGACGTGCTGGAGGTTCCTCCGGCCCTGGAAGCGACGGCGAAATTGCTACTCGAAAACGAGAAGCTGACAGACGAGTCTCCAAATCCGTATCGGGGAACCGCAACCGTGCTGGTCAATCCGCGCCTCACCAGTTCCACGGCATGGTTTCTGCACGTCACCAACAGGCCCTTAAAGCCGTTCGTGTACCAGGAACGCAAAGCGCCGGTATTCGTACAGCAGGTCGATCCGGAAAGCGACACCGTGTTTATGCGGAAAAAATTCCGGTTTGGCGCGGAAGCGCGCGCGGCCGGCGGTTACGGTCTGTGGCAGATGAGTTACGGGTCTACCGGAGCTGGTTGATAAAAACTGATCGCCACAAAGGCACTAAGACACCAAAAATTTTTTTATTAAAAAAAACGCTTCGTGCCTTCGTGCCTTGGTGGCCTTAGAAAAGGGAGACACAATGATTCGCATAACCAGTAAACGACACAATTTCCGGCGTTGCGGCATGGCGCATCCCAAGCAGCCGGTGGATTATCCGGATGACAGGTTTTCGGAAGAAGAGCTGAGCATCCTGCAGGCGGAGCCCATGCTGAAAGTGGAGTTCATCGATGAAGGGGAAATCGCCGGATCGGAAAAGTTTGAAAAAATGACGGTGCCCGAGCTCAAAAAGCTGGCCGACACGCTGAAGATTCAATATCCGGCAAACGCAGTGAAGGCGGCCCTGCTGAGGTTGCTGAAAGACAACACTGCTGCACCGCCCGAGGAATAGCCGATGCCATACTGCACCCAGGATGACATTTTAGAGCAGATCGACGAGGCCGTGCTCATCCAGTTGACGGACCCTCTCGGAGCGGCGATTGACGATGACGTGGTATCGCGGGCCATCGAGGATGCGGATGCCACCATCGACTCGTATTGCCAGGACAGGTATTCGGTGCCACTTGATCCTGTGCCTGCCAAAGCTCGGCAGATCAGCGTGGATATCGCAATTTACAATCTCTATTCCAGGCGTGGCGATACGGCGCCGGAGGTACGCAAGGACCGGCACAAAGAGGCGATCCGCTGGCTGGAGAAGGTCAATAAGGGAGATATCAAGCTGGGCGCTGCTACGCCGGCTTCGATCAACACGTCTGGCAGCGTGAATATTTCATCCAATGACCGG